TAGTTTGTTCAAAGCAACTGCCGCATTAGCCGCAGTAATCTCTTCACCTGCCGCTTGCATGAGCATCTCTTTCTTGAGGAGTTTGTAATACTTCTCTTGTTGCGGCGACAGCGGTACATCTCTTGTTTGATACGTTAGCTCTGGTAGGTCTAAACATTCTTCTTTGGTAAACCGTATTGCAGGTTGCATGAACCTGTGAACTATCTGCTGTGCATCTGGACGGTTCTTAAACGTAAACTGTGATGTGCGCATCTGCACCATATCTCGAAACGCATTAAACGCTCTGGGTGTTTGCTGAGGGTTAACCAGTTTAATTAGTCCGTACGCATCTACTGGTGACTGCGCCGCAGGTGTACCCGTTAGCATCCAAAGCCATGTGTCTGCAGTGACTAGACGGTTCATCGTTTTCCATCTGCGTGTTGCGACATTCTTCAGATGCGTAGCTTCATCTACTACAATCAAATCAAACCCGCCTTCTGCAATCTCCTTCTCTACTATCTCAACGCCATCGAAGTTGATAATTACTATCTCTGCACCGCCCTTAATAATCTGAGCACGCTTCTCTCTACTACCATGTGCAATCTCAACTGAGCGATGCATGGCTGTTTTAAATAAGTCTTTGCGCCATGCCGCATCCATAATAGATAGAGGGCAGACCACAAGCATACGGCGTATCACACCCAGATTCATCAGATAGTCAGCCGCCCAGATAACAGAGTTAGTCTTACCCGTACCCATTTCATTTAAGCAAAAAGCTCTACGGTTTAGTGTAAGAAACTCTGACGTTACTCGCTGATGGTCAAAGGGTTTGTACATTCCTGTCCATGTGTACTGTGTGCGAATAGGTGAGGGCACGTTCTTAATACCTATATTGTTTAGTATATGCGCTTCCCCTAATCCAAAGTTTACCCACACTTCTACCGTACCAAAATCAATATCTTTAATTTTACTTTTTGTAATCACGCTCGTAATAGCATCGGGCGTAGAGGTCTTAATAGACAAGACCTTGTCTTGAATCACTTGTATTTCCATTGTCACTCCGTCAGCCCCTTAAGGGGGCGAATCAATTATCTTCTAATACTTCAAATAGCTGAGGTTTATTTTTCTCCCTACTAAAGTACCATCCTTTTATTTTAGTTGAACATACTTTTCGTTCGCTAATTCGTGTTCTAAGAGACATAGTACATAGAGCGTCTATATGACGCTCTACCACGCTCTCGGGTAAACCAGACTCCATTGCGATGACTTGCACTGACTTTACGGATATTTTCATACTACTTCTTTTTTGGTTTAGCTTTCTTTGGCGGTTCGTTCTTCTTCATAGTATGGTCACTGTTGCGTTGAAACGAACGGTTCACTTCTGGTGCTCTAAGACGTAGGTTGTCTTTACCATTCCCAGCCTTAACACCTTTAATATGGTCGATGTCTTTGCCATCACGGTCAATACCCGCTTTATCAAATGCACGGCGAGCACGTTGTCTTTCCATGCGAGCTTCGTGAGCACCGGGGCGAAGCTTCTCTAACTCATACTCCCGCTTAACATTGCGGTCTGCTTTATTCTTGTAAGGCATTAGCCCTCCTTATAGTTACCATTATGAATGCAACGTGTAGCCTGACACCACTTTTTACATAGTCCGTTAGGGATAGGGTTAAATATACCCGTCTCGTAGGCTACTGACCGTTGCGCTAATACAGGCGCTAGTTTACCAAAAATATCTAATCTATTCTCGTATGTATATTCTTCTTTAACCATCTCGTTAGCCACTACGAAGAGTAACATCCCTTTGATAGTCTCAATATACGGGAACTCTAGAAACACCGCCGCCGCTAGTAAAGCTAGTTGCTTAGTGTCTGCATACTTTGCTGACTTGCCTGTTTTATAATCCACAATATACGCTTTCTTACTGTCTGCGTCTACGATGACAAGGTCTGCAATGCCACGCCAGTATCTCTCTGGTGCTTCATAATCACAATACGCATACCCAGTATCTGTCTTTGCCACCGCAAGTTTGTATTCACAGAGCTTTCTACCTTTGATACTGTTGATAGTATCAAGGAACTTCTTAACAAATATAAACCGCTCTGGTAGTTCTTCCCCTTTACCTATGTAGTTCTCAGCCGCAAGATGTAGGTCTTTCCCATATAGCGTAGCTGATGTATCTGCAAAGGGTATGTACTTTAAAACATGATGTGCTTCGTACTGCTTTGGGCAGGTGATAAACCTGCTCAGTGAACTATAAGTAAAACTCGGGACGTTCATTTTTGTTTATCCATTTTAAGTAAGCCTTCTCAGGCGATGAGCCTGTACACGTTATAGAATCCCACTCTGTGTAGCAGACCCAGAAACTACCTATTTTTCTTATTTTGGGCTTCAAACATATCAGCGCAATCTTTGTCACACCATCTCCTCTTGTATCCTATAAATTCTGCACACGTCCAACATAGTCCTGTAGGGTTAGTTGTATCTATCTTTGAGGCTTTTCTGCATATAAGTGCTATAGCCTTGTCTCGCATCATCTCCTCATGCAGTGACGCGAGGTCTGTGTTTCCTTCTTCTATTGCCATAATTATCTTGGGTTGTGAATAAATACTAATCGAGCTAAGTACCATTGCGCTTTCTGCAAATCTTCGTGTGCTTTACCTTTGTGTTGGTATCGCCATAGATACTTGAACACATTACCCCTCAAATATCCTATGAACTCTTCGGGAGAAAGCATCGCTTCCATTGCATCAATACATTCTATTTTACCATTTTTGTAATGCGAAGGCTCGTTAACCATATCTGGTTTTGCTTCATGTACTGAGTCGCCCATATAGAGTTGTCCTTGTGTGTATGCGTCATAAATTGTTTTGGGTTTATCTTTCATAGTGTTTCCTCAATATCGGTACTACTGCAAAGTGTTTGAGATACGCAAGCGTATAGTTCGGTTTTTATTCCGTCTGGATACATTCGCTCTTTAGTGCCTATAAATATTCTAGGAGGTTTTGCATGAGGGTATCGCTCCAATTTATCTGAACAACTATCCTCAATCCTTTTAAGTGCATTGATAAATGCCCATAGCTCTATACCTGGACTAATAAATGCTAGTTCGACAATGTCCATATCTGGGTTATTGTATGGGTGTGGGTCGCCTTCTAGTAGTAATTTTTCTGGCTCAAACCCTGATAATGTAGTTTCTTTCATAATGTCATTTCCCAACCTGTAGGTTTTATTATTTGGTTTCGTATAAACTCTGTGCACATCTTGTTATCTAGTGAGCTTAAATCTTTACGTTTCCTTCTTTGCAAGTGTTCATGTACACCTGCTACAACCGCACACCTCTTACATATTGTACTACTTTCTTTAAAGGACTTTTCTTCCTTAATTAAATTACATACCTCACACAGTCTATCCATGCTCAAGCTCCACAAAGATGTTAGGTGCAATACTATGTAGCTGACGGTTAATCTCATGCGCCACTGCGCGTATCTCCCATTGCACCTCTTTGCCACTACGCAGTTTAATAAAGTCATACCACGCTTGGAAGTTACCTACTACAAGAAGTTCTGTGCCTACCCCTTGCGGTAAAAAGAATCTTGCATCTTCTTTTTTAATTCCCAGTTCAATTAAATGGTCATATAGACTAACCGCAGTATCAACGTAAGCTCTTACTGTTTCACCATATTTATCATCTATAGTATCTGGAATAATCATTTTCATGTGCTCATCATTACAATACCGCTGACTACGTTGCAGAAAATCGAGATGCTTACTGCGAACAAACTGATGCGAACAAATACGGCTAATATCCTCAACCAAGAACGTAGCATGAGCAAAGCGCAGAGTTGACAGATGCCCTTTAGTTACACAGTGTGTTGCTCTCTTAATGCACTGTTCTGGTGATTGCTCCCCCGTCTTACCGTAGCAGATACCTGCAAGCAGACCAATATGTTCTTCTGGGTTTGGTGTGTGTTGAACTAGCGTGACTTTCATTTCTTCTCCTCATTTAGCAGATATGGATGGCAAGTTAAGTTCCATTTTGTACCAATCAAGTGCATGGATTTCAACACAAAATCTTGTCTTATCGCTGCTGACTCACATGATACCTTGTCTGCAAACGCGGTTGTTGATTGTGATGTGGTTTGGACGCTTGACGACCACGATGTGATAGTGCTGATTAAAATATAAGCTGTTGGACTAATCATTTGTCACCTCCGATGTGTCTGTATTCACATTCTTCAAAAAATGTAATAGGTATATTTAACGCAGTCCAAGCTCTTGTTACTGGATCTTTAATTTCAAACTCAACCCAGGGGTTTGTTCTGCGTTGAGCTACTTCCGCATATTTCATAATAATCCCTGCATGAGGGTGTGGCGTGATGACTGGTGCAGGTCTTTCATAATATGTTTTATAAACACCAAATGTGTCACCATTTTTATCAACCCAAAATGAATTAACTACTGCTTGAACTGCTTTTTCTGGTGCATTATCCCAATCGGGTTCAAACTGTGTTGATGGTTGTTGCTTTTCATTCCATTCAATTAGTTTTTTCGCACTGGTGCTAGAACTACACACATTCGCGATATCCAAAATATCATTAATCTGTTCTTCAGTTAGTAAGCTCATTTCTTCTCTCCTACTTTTTTCATTGCTCGTTGTATTGATTTACTAAATTGTTCTTGCATCTTTTTATCTTTAATACTTCCTCTGAGTTCTATTGTTTCAAAGTGAGTTTCTTTTTCTTTCTCTTTAATCATTTCCTGTACTCCCAAAACCCCCCTCACCACGCTCAGTAATGCTACTGAACTCGTCTACTTCTACAAACTCCGCTCGTATTACTGGCACAAACAGCATCTGTGCAATCCTATCTTGCGGTGAGATTTTATACAGTCCGTTACCTGTGTTCTTAATAGATACTTTAAGCTCACCTTGATAGTCACTATCGATAAGCCCTACCGAGTTACCCAGCTTAATACCATAGTTATGTCCAAGCCCACTGCGTGGCATGATAAGAGCCGCCGCTTCTACGTCATGGATATTAATTGCAATACCTGTCGGTATCATTGCTACTTCACCTAAGTCCAACTTAATAGGTTTCGTGATGTTAGCTCTTAAGTCTACTGCCGCACTACCTGTTGTTTCATAGGCAGGGATGACTACATTTTTAGTTAGTTTCTTAATTTCAATTTTCATTTTCTTTCTCCAAAACATAATCAGTTAAGTCACCAATAATTTTAATCAGCTCATCAGTGTGGTGGTCGGGTACATCGTTTCGCATAAAGACATACATCTCTAAACCCGACAAGAGTTTAAGTATGCGCAGTGCTTGTTCTTTATTCATTGTATTTCTTCTTAAATCTTCCTCAGCTTTTGCATAACCTTTTTTGTATTCATCCAACCCTTGTCGAGGAGTTGTACCAAGAGTACGTTTTTCTAGTTCAGTGACTCTGTTTTCTAAACCCTTATTCATTATTTCGTATTCGAACATAGCTCGCCACCTTTATTTAATTTAGAAAGTTTACGTCTAAGACTATCTATTTCATGTTGGGCGATACCATTCTTCCACCAGAAATAGATGGCTAGCATAGTAATTAAAAATTCGTATATTTTGTCACTCATAACTCCACTTCATCAATAATTTCCTCAAAAGAACTAAAAAAATCATCTTTAGTTCTAACATACATTTCACGATGTTTGTTTTCATTAAAATAAATGATGCCATCAACCCACTTATCGCCAATTTTTATATGACACGCAGTTTTAAGTAAGTAAACATTAGCAGTTTTTGTGTGCTTGTATTGAATACTCATAAATCAACCGCACTTAGAATCAGAACATGAAAGACAAGTCTGGCAATTATCCATAAGTATTACTGCTTTGGTATTGCATTTACTGCACAGTGTAGCGTGAGCAGGATAGCCAGATTCTTCACTACCCATTACTTCTTCACGTTTTTCTTTAATGAACGCCTGCTGATGCTCATCCACTTCAACTTTAATAACACCGATGGACTTTAAATGTTGCTCGATAACTGTTCCTATCTCTGCAACAAGTGAAGGCATATACACACCACCGCGTTTATAGTAACCACCTTTCGGGTCAAACACATTCTTGAGTTCTTCCACGAGGAAAGTAGAGTCACCGCCTTTACGCCAAACTGCAGACACTAATCGAGTCAATGCAAGTACCCACTGAAAGTGCTCCATATTCTTAGAGTTAATAAACATCTCATAGGGGTGACGCTCATCACCATTAAGCACCATATCGTTAATTGTGATATACAAAGCGTGCTCTGACTGGGGTGTCTTAATCTTATACGTTGTCCCTTGTAGATACTCTGGTCTGGGCAATAGCTCGTGCATTTTTTCTACATCTGTGGATACCTCATGAGCGTCACTCTTATCTATTACTTTGTAGCCTGTAATCTTCTTATCTATTGTGTATGTCATACTTACCTCTGATGTTTTATTACGTTAAAGATGGGGCGTTGTTCTTTACACTTGTCGCACTCACGATATCCCCGACTTTGATACACTCTCCAATGCTCATGCTTACAATTAGCTACACTAGGAGAGGGGGTTACTGCTTCTACTTTCTTAACTTTGTCCATAACAATCTCATCATTAAAACTAATACCCCAACATACAGTCCAATACACACCGCGTCATCTAAGGTCATCATCGTCATCCTTTATACTAAACTCCACTGCAAAACAGATTATGGTGAATGTAACCACCGCCCAATACGTCATCTCAGCCATCGAGTACCTCTTGTTCTTCCATTGCCCTGAGCATCAACTTGAGTTGCTGTATCTCTGCGAGCAGCTTTAATTTTACTTTCTTTAACTCTTTCTTGTTCTTCTGCGCCATCTCAAGGCGTTTAAACATTTCTTCTTTAGTCATTTTCTTTACCTTCTCTCAATCTTTTCCATTCTTCTGGGTCATTACCAAAAGTCTCTCTAAACATCCAAGGATTCAATGCCGCCATAACATCCATCTTGCATTGCAGGTTTGTAAGACCGTTCTTTCTCTGGTATTTCTTTATATCTTTCAGCATTGACTTTATTACTTCGTCTCTAGACATAATCATCTCATCCTCCTAACAGTCAGCTATGCTTCTACCCCATCCACCCTCAGCCGCTAGTGGTATGTCAGGCATCCATGTGGGGGGTTTGCACATCTCTTCAATTAAATAATCTAAGGCTTCTGAGCCCTCAACTTCTGGCACAACAATGTATAGCGCGTCATGAATAGACAGTGCTATTTGATACCTCTTAGCTATGCGAACCATAGCCTCTGACATGATGCATCGTGCCGTACCCTGCACCAGATTGTTTGTTAATTTACCGCCATAAAGTCTATCATACCCGTTGCGCAGTTTGTACTTGTATCCCTTCTCCCCCGACTCTTGGTCTATTACATTCTCAAGCTGAGGGTACTGCATATGCAGACCAGACGGGAGCTTCACACCACGCTTACCATCCACCTTATACAAATCGTTTCTACCAAAACTAAACTCATCATCGTTAGCGATTGCGTCAATGGCTTTACTACACGTTTTCCAAAACGCTGTCACCCCTGTGTATGTCTGGCGATAGAGGTCTACAATACGTTTGGCTTCCATCTCACCTAAGTCAGTACCTGACCCCGACTTCACAGCATCTCGTAGCTTCGCCGCGCCTACACCAAAGATAAGTCCGAGTTGAGATGTCTTACCAATAAAACGCTGTGCCTTTGTTACCTCATCGTAGTCCACGTTAAACGCAAGGGATGCAAACTCTTTATACAAATCCCGACCATCGCCCAGTGACTTGAGAGCCTCCATCTCATTACATACCCAAAGACCAACACGAAGTTCAATGTTAGATAAGTCAGCCCCTACTACGACCATGCCATCAGGTGCAACGATAGCTTTCTTAAGTGTGCTTTCTCTAGGCAGGTTCTGGAAGTTTACTTTCTGTCCGCCCCCTGCTGACCATCTACCTGTCGCCGCGCCATAATAATTCAGTGGTATGGGTAGGTAATTAGTTCGCTTAGCGATTCCAATAAAGCGTTCAGTTCGAGTTTCTTCGATTGTACTTTTAACACCCAGCCGTGTTGCAACCAGTGCTTGCACATCGGGGTTCTCATGCTCAAGTAAGTCTTTGAGTCCGTCATCAGTCTTTGCAAATGCATACGTTAGTTTCCCTGTGGTAGGTGATACTTTCATTGGAGGTTCTACACCATACTGTTCAAGCAGTGCCGCGAACTTAGGGTTACTCATCAGCTCTTTCTTATCGGCAATCACTCGACTCAGTAAGTCTTCTTTCTTTGTGCGTACTTCATGCAAGTAAGATTCCAGCATGGGCAAATCAATAGTCAGTGTAGGGTTCGTTGCCATCTTAATAGTAATATCGATTAGTGATAGCTCCTGTGTATTAAAGTGCGGCATCAGCTTATGGAACAAATCATACGTTAAGTCCACATCATTCACACAGTATTCACCATACCTTGCAAGCTCCTCCTCAGTGAAGTCTTTTAAGTGTTTACCCAGTGCGTTCACAACCTCTGTGCCTTTAACACCGATACCATAATGCTCTGCGAGCTTACCGAGACTACCACCTACTGAGATGCCATGTATTGCACGAGCCATCGACAGCGTGTCGAGATACTTCTTAGCAGTGATACCAAAATACTCAGACAGAATCGTTGCATCAAAGAATGTGTTATGACACAGCAGGATTTGATTGGGTATATCATATAAGTCTAGGTACGCCTTGAGTTCCTCCTTAGTGCCTGTGTAAAAGATAGTAGGCATAGTGTCTACCTTAATACCTACGCCAATCACCTCAAACTCATCACCGTTCACATACTCTTCAGTGGTCATCTTAGACAGGCTATAGGTCTTGCTGTAATACGTCTCCATATCAAGTGTTATCATTCGTTGTCCCTCAGCTCTGTTATGTATATAATGGCAGACTCCAAACTCTCTATAGCACAGCGGTTATTCCATCTAGCAAACTCCCATGTTAAATCTTTATCGTCTACAGGGACTGGTATTAGGTTACCCACATGAATAATCTGCATAATTATATTTCTATACCCCTCAATTAACTTACTATCTAACTCATTCATCTCGCCACCATGTTGCCTTGATTGTCCCTGCTCAGCTCGTACACACCGTATAGCTTGCCCTCTCTCAAAATAAATTCTCCTATGTTGGTCTTGATGATAGTGTGGCGGTGTTTGTTATCTACGTAGTTAGTCGCTTGCCCAATAATAAAGCATAGAGCAAATATAACTGCTAATACCCATCCTGTGTCTTCTTTCATAGTGATACCATCCTGTGTTTAATTCTATCTTTAGCCATGTTTAAGTTGTCTATACTCCACACATAACTTGGTCTACGCCTGCTCACTTGTACTGACCCACACGGTGGGAAGTTTAGCTTCTCCAAATGAAACAGCAACGTATTCTTCGCTATCTTGTGTAACTCACAATACTCTTTAAGCGCCATAGTTTTCATTTAAGACCCTCCTAATAATCTTGCCCATTCTTGACGTTCACGCTCTTGATATAAGTTATACGCATCTATCACTGCGTTGGGTTTACCTGAACCGTCATCACCTCCTATTACATTAGGCCCTTGCACGTTTTCTGGTAGGTTCTGTCTTAGCTCAGGTATATAAGGTGCTTGCGCTTCGTTCCATCTCATCAGTCTCTCTTTGAATGGTATTCTGGAATACATATCTATTTCAGGAAAGTTACCTATTTCTCGGATTTGGTCTAGTGTTAGTAAGCTCATTGCACTGTCCCCGTTGAACTGTCGTTACATACTGCTGTGATGATGCGGGTTGGACGTTTGCTCATCTGATAAGCTCCTACTGCGAAGCTCCACTCTTCTCTTGCATTAGCACAAGCCGTCATGTTGTCATACGGTATAGTGGTCGTAGTGTAGGCAATGCGTTCCACTTGCGTGGTCTTACCTTTTTTGTCGATTGTAGTTTCTGTTGTAAGGAATGAAAGTGTTAAAACTAATATTGCGCTCATGTTATTCTCCTATGCTTTAAATACTGCTGTTGTGTGATGTCTTTTTATCTCTTCAAGGTACGACCTAATCATTGGCTCTACTTCTATGAGCATCTCCTCTTGATGCTCGTCTTTTATATTCATAATTAGTGCGGCTATGCCTTTGTGTAGAACGATTGCCAGCTCAGCCATACTTTCTGCATTACCTACTGCATCTTTTAATAACTTATTTATTACATCAATGTACTTGTCGTGGTTGTTCATCGTTTTGACTCCAGTACAGCGTTGCGTAGCATCTTACGCAGTCTTGTGTTTTCAGTTTGTGTAGCACTTTGCATAGCGGCAAGAATGAGGAATAAAATTATCATAACAAGGTAAGCTACGTTTGACTCATCGAGCCACGTTAAAATCTCAATTAGCTTTTCCTTTTTGTTTCTCCAAGTATTGTTTTAAATTAGTTTCTTCTATTAGTGATTGCACTTGCTCTCTGCTTAACCAGTGGTCTGGTCTGCGTGCTGTGGGGTACTCGTCTGGGTCATAGTCTGCATCCCAGCTTGCGTCACTATCTGCCATATACATCTTGTCTGTTCTCCAAAATATCTTTTAAAATGTCGATGTTGTCGGCGTTAATGAGGATACCTGTACCCTCTGCCTTCTCGATGTTATCGAGCTCACGCTGTTGCAAGGCTGTGGGTTGCTTACTGCCAGCCTTACACTCTATACCTACAAAATGCCCACCGACACAGGCAATAACATCGGGTATACCAGTGCGACCATAACCGTTAGCCGCAGGGAAGAAGTAATACGCACCCATCTCATCAAGCACTTTGCGTACTTGGTCTTTAATCTCACCTTCAGGTGTCTTTGCCATCACATAACTCCTTAATAATTCTATTTACTACTACCGTTTTAGTCTGCCCAGTGAGTGAGCCAAACCATATCATATGCACCCAGCAGTTGGGGTCGCCGTTCCACACCTTAAGCGTTAGCCTATCTATAAACTGCATATAAAGCCCCTTACTACTAAGTTTATTTACAACATCCTCTACAACATTAGGCGCATCACTGCGAATTTCTACAATCCTAATCATCACTCACCTCTTGCATCTTAAATTAACTATGTTAGAGTAGTCACACAAATCTCTCTCCTGTGAGTCTTTTGTGTTTCATGTGTTACTCCTACCTTGATAAGGGTGTCATACCTCTAGTGACACCCTTGTTTTTTTACATCTCACATACTAAGAACACACCATCACCCCTATTTTGCCCAATGTCTGGCACAACCTCACCGACAGGCGCAACTTGCAATAGAGCTATCCTATCTGGTACAGGCGGAGTTAAATCACTAACCTCCTCAAAACTTATCTCTTTCATCTCCCGAGTAGGGAGAGCATCGTCTAATGGTACAGCAGTTCTCTTATTTAAGTCTACTAATAACGTCAATCACTCCTCCTCATAGATATACATAAAGTTATGCACAGCAGGACTCTTTACCCCGTTAAGCCCCACGCCTTCTATATGCTCGTCATTCTCTGCCAAAGTAAGCATAGTTACACGAGCGCGGATAATATCTGGAAGCTCGTCAAAGTCCATTTCTATAGGACTATCTGTTGGGAAGTCAGAAGGTCTCTCGGTATTTAGTCTGTCGCTTCTAAATAGATTATGGTAGGTATTAACACCTCGCACAAGACATCTACGTTTTTCTGCATCCGTAAATCTAAATGCTATCATCACTCCTCCAAGCGAATCACACTACCAAACGGTGGTACTACATTATTACCGCCTACGATAACCCATATCACAGGGTATGTCGGATGGTCTTTTGGAAAGTCTGTGTAACCGTCAGTAATAATAATTGTACACTCTGGTTTGAGTTTGTTGTCATCTATATACTGCATCACACAGCCTACATCAGTACCGCCCCCACCCTTAACAGATGTAGAGCTAACCAAGCCAGCGTAGTTATCCTCGCGGTACTGTTCATGAGATGCGACTTGCGTATCCCAGTAGAGAAGGTCAACCTTCTCGGGAGTTGTATTATCACATATAGCCACCACCTCACTCAAGGCTTTGGTAATTGCCTCGGCATCAATAGACCCCGATGTATCAATCGCTACACACATA